AAAGATTTACTAGATAAATTTCAAATATGCACTTCGATTCCAGGTAAAGTTCCACTTGATCCAAATAAAATAAATATCCTTTGGCAAAAAAATTCTTGGGATCAACCAAATTTACAAAATTTTTTTAGAAATAAAGATAGACACCATGAATATGATTGGTATGTTTTTAATTCACATTGGACTTTTGAAAAATTTAGATATTTTTTTCAAACACCAGAAGATAAATCAATAGTAATTAAAAATGGTGCGAGTCATTTTCCTAAAAGAAAAATATATAAAAAAGGAGATCCAATTAGAATTATACATCATTGCACTCCTTGGAGAGGATTAAATGTTTTGTTACTAGCAATGCAGTTAATCAAAAATCCTAATATAACTTTAGATGTGTATAGTTCAAATGAAGTATACGGAAGTGAATTTGCATTAAGAGCTAACAAAGATACAGAGGCTTTATTTAACCAAGCAAAAAAATTAAAGAATGTAAATTATATAGGTTTTAAACCTCATGAATATATTTTAGAAAACATTTCAAATTATGATCTTTTTGTTTATCCTTCTATTTTTGAAGAAACATTTTGTGTTTCTGCTCTAGAGGCTTTGTCAGCTGGTCTACATGTCATAACTACAAACTTTGGAGCTTTGCCAGAAACTTGCGCAGAATGGCCAGTATATATTAATTATAGTAAAGACTTACAACTTTTAGGGCACACTTTTGCTAGTGCAATAGATACGTGTGCTGAATATCTTCACACAGATACCATACAAAATCATTTAGAAGAACAACAAAAATACTTTAAAAAATTTTACAGTTGGGATAAAAAGGGTAAAGAGTGGGAGAATTTTTTAAAAGGGGCTATAAATGTCAAGCAATAAATATATAAACGAAGATACTTATCAAACTTTACAAGAGGTTAGTATAGAAACTCAATCAGATTATGAAAAAGCTGTAGAGCCTTTATGGGTAGAAGAACCTGAAGATTACAAAAATTTCCAACTGTTTGTTGCTACACCAGTCCATAGTGAAGTTTCAATACATTACACACAAGCTTTAATTGAATTCCAACAAATGTGTTTTAAGAAAAAGTTAAAAGTATCTTTTCATTTAATAAAATCATCTTTAGTTACGCAAGGAAGAAACTTGTCAGTTGCTGGATTTTTAGAGTCGCAAGCTACACACTTATTATTTATCGACTCGGATATTTACTTTCAAGGTAAATCAATCTTTTCTATGTTGAAAGCAGATAAACATGTTATATCAGTGCCGTATCCATTAAAAACTTTAATGTGGGAAAAAGCATTTCAAAAAATGAAAGAGGGCAGAATTAAATCTCCAGATGATATTAGAAGAGCTTTACACACCTATCCTATGAAAGTTCCTAATGTTGATAATATAAATTTAGATAAAGGAGTTATGGAAGTAACTGATTCACCAACTGGATGTATGCTTATTAAAAGAGAAGTTATAGAAAAAATGATTGAAAAATATCCAGATAAAGAAATAGTTCAAAAAACTGTTATTAACGGCAAATATGTTAATAAGCCAAACATGTGGAATTTCTTTGACACATTACATGATCCAAAAGAAAAAACATATAATGGAGAAGACTTTGCTTTTTGTAAATTATGGAGAGACATAGGTGGTAAATGTTATGCATATGTTAATGATGCAATAGTTCATGTTGGAGAACATCAATATCAAGGCAAGTTTTACGATGAGTTGATAGCACGTAAATAAAATGGTAATATATGCTATTATTAGGGAAAATAGTATATGGATCCATTTACACTTGCATTAGCCACATTTGGCGTACAAAAACTTAGAGGAAAATCAACTAGATCAGCATTAAAAGATGCTGCACTTATCGGAGGTTCTGCTTTTGGTATAGGAGCACTTTCAAGAGCTGGAGCATTAGGCACAGCAGCACAACAAGGACAAGGTTTTTTAGGAAGCATAGGTAGAGGTTCTCCATTCAGTAGTATTCCAGGGATGGGTGATTCTAATTTTTTAAAAGATATAATAGGTAAAAGGAGTGTTGCAGAGAAAGAAGTTATTAAAGATTCAACGGGTAAAGTAATACAAGAAGCTGCACCCGCAGTTAAAGGATCGGGTATTTTAGGTGCAGATACAGGAACAAAATTAATTGCAGCATCAACAATATTACCTTTGTTAGCTGGGGATGAAGAACCAGTTAAACCTATGTTTACAGAAGAAGATTATAAACAAGCTTATAAGGAACAATCAGAAAAATTAAAAGGTAAATTTGAGCCAGTTGATATGGCTACTGCAAAACCAACTATGGCTGAGGTAACTGGATCAAATATGTTTTATGCTAATCAAGGTGGTCTAGCAACAATGCTTCCAAAATATAATCAAGGTGGTGTAAATTATTTACCATCAAAAGTAGATCACGATGAAAATGATGTAAATAATTATGTTAGAGCTACTGGTTATGTTGAAGATGGAGCTGGTGCTGGAGATAAAGATGAAGATACTATGTTAGCTCAATTAGCTGATGGAGAATTTGTATCTAGAGCTGATGCTGTTTTAGGAGCTGGTATTTTATCAGGTGCAGATCCAAAAAATTTTAAGGGTATGAGAAAAGCTGGTGCAGATTTTTTTTACAATCAACAAAAACAATTTAAAAGAATTTACGATATAACAAATGCAAGCAAACAAAATTAAAATAAAAAAAGGTGTAGAGGTTTTAGAGATCTACTCACAAACATTAGACACTTATTGGGATCTATGTGATTTCATGCTTAGAGAGGGTTTAAAATATGACGGAGATCCTATGTCTATAGAGGATTTAAAAAAATGTATTAAAGAAGGATCAATGCAATTATATATGATGTTTGGTTCAGATGATGCTAAAGGTTATAAAGTATTCGGTGTTTGTGTAACAAGAATTATGATGCTTCCTAATTTTAAACAATGTGAAGTCATTCTATTAAAGGGAGAGAAAAGAGAATTATGGCAAGATGAATTAGCTAATACAATTGAAAAACTTGCTAAAGAAACTGGTTGCAAAAGAATAGCTGTTCATGCAAGACCGGGATGGCAACCTTTTTTAAAAACAAAAGGTTGGGACGTAAAAAGATATTTATATACTAAGGAGATAAAATAATGAGTTTTATTTTTGGAGGAGGGGGCTCTAGTGCGCCTGCATCAACTGGACAATCAACGGTAACTCAAAGAGAGGCACCAGGAGTAGAGGCAAGAAAACTAAGTCTTTATGATCAAGCAGCTCAGTTAGCATCTAGCCCTGTAAATTTACCTGCATTACAAGTAGCACCATTATCTGCAATTGAGCAAGCTGCAATAACACAAGCTGGACAAACAGGAGTGGGTGCTCCAACAACTACAGCTGGTATTGGTTCTTTATTAGGTGCGCAACAGACTGCTGCTGCAGGACCAAACATTGCACAATTTTTTAATCCATTTCAATCATTTGTTACAGATGAAATTACAAGACAAGCTAACATCGCAACAAATAGATTGGGAGCACAAGCTGTTGGAGCTGGTGCTTTTGGTGGAGCTAGGCAAGGTATTGCAGAAGCTGAAATAGAGAGAGCAAGATTAGCAAACATTGGACAAGCTCAAGCTCAAGGTTTTCAAACTGCATTAGGTGCAGCTCAACAGCAACAAAATTTATTAAGTGGTACTCAATTAGCAGCTGGTCAAGCATTAGGAAGATTAGGTTCACAACAACAAGCCATGTCACTTGCAGACATTCAAGCACAGATGCAGGCTGGTGCATTACAAAGAGGAATTGGCCAACAACAATTAACAGCTCAAAGACAAACAGCTTTACAAAGAGCATATGAACCATTCCAAAGAATAGAATTCTTAAAAGGTATTATGACTAATTTACCTACTACACAGAGCACAATTACAGCGTCCACGGCTCCCGGTGCTAATCCTTTAGGACAAGCTCTAGGTGCTGGTTTAGGTGCTTACTCTACATATAACTTAATGCAGCCGAGGTAATATGGATAAAGTATTAACAAGAAAAATGTTTAGAGATAGATATTTTAAAATGCATAAACCTAAAGCATTCAATAAAGGTGGTATTGCTAATATTCAACATTTTCAAGAAGGTGGTCTTACAAGTAGAGAGAAGGCAATCATAGCAGCTCAATTTGCAGCACCATTATTACAATCAACTCAAAGACAAGGAGAGGCTCCTATAACGGGTGTTTTAAGAGCAGTAGGCCAAGGTTCTGAAAAATTACCAGCAACATTAATTGCATTAGAAAAAGCAAAACCTAAAAAAGCTGCAAGGTTAATGACTGACGCTGAACTTAAAGCAGCTAAATTACCAAAAGGAACTTCAGCACAAATAGATTCTGAGGGTAAGATCAATGTAATTAGTAAACCAAGTGCTGATGCTTTAAAAAGTACATT